GTTCTATGGACGGGTACGAAAAGGGACGGTACGATGGACGGTATGAAAAGGAGCACTTAATGGAACTATTCACCACAGAGACTTTCGGACCCTACCTCACGATGTGGAAGTCGGGAGATGGGAGAACCAACCTGGAGGCCCACACGACGGAGGTCAGGATCGAGATCATGGCGGAGGACGACCTGGCGATACCTTCTCACTTCAAACGAGAGAAGATCGAGGCCTTCCTTGCAGAGGCTTTGGATCAGAAGATCCTGGTCTCGCACAACGATCCTTATGCAGACGACCTCATGAAGCTCACGAGGGTCGGGATGAACAACCTTCGACCCCTGCCGATCGTAGAAGAGAGGCTGATCGGGCTTTCGGTTCTCACCGACCTTGCAGACCACTTAGGCGTTGACCCCTCGGATCTGGGGCAAGTCACATTCCTCACTGACGGAAAGGAATTCACGTATGTCTACTGAACGGAAGAAACGCAGAACGGGACTGAAGACCCAGGAGCATGGCTCCGAGGAGAACAGGATGCTCGTCCAGAACCTGGTTGCATGTGGGCACGACCACAGGAAGATCTCGGAGTATATGGGCGTCAGCACCAGGACCTTGCAGAAGTACTACAAAGCGGAGTTGCAGAAGGGAGCGACGGAGGCGAACATGCTGGTTGCGAACTCCCTTTTTGCGAAGGCGACCGATCCGGCCCTCGTCGGCCCAGCCGTCACCGCAGCGATCTTCTGGCTAAAGTGTCGTGCAGGCTGGAAGGAGGCCGCAACTTCGCAGGGTGACAGCATCGCAGATAAAGAAGAGCAGATCAGCAAGATCGAATGGGAGGTCGTGGACGTGCCTACCGAACCGACCCTCAAAGTCGTCAAATGAAGCACTTCCGCATCCCTGTCGCCAGGAAGCTCATTCCGGCATTGCGCCCTGCCAGGTACAAGGGCTTGCGGGGAGGACGAGGAGGCACGAAGTCGTATTTTGCCGCCGACTACGTTGTGGCGAAAGCTCTGGAGGGTCACAAGTGCTTATGCGTTCGGGAGATCCAGATCTCGCTGGACCAATCCTCGAAGGCCCTGATCGAAGAGCGGATCTTTGAGCATGGCCTGGAAGACCGCTTCCGGATCTTGCGCAGCCACATCGAGACGATCGGGAACAAAGGCCGGATCGAGTTCAAGGGCATGCAGCAGTTCAATGCGGCCAACATCAAGTCGTTGCAGGGTTATTCCATCGCCTGGTGGGAGGAAGCCCACGTCGCCAGCCAGTATGCCCTCGACCTGCTCATTCCGACGATCAGGATGGAGGGGTCTGAGCTCCTGTTCACCTGGAACCCTGAGTTCCCGGAGGACCCGATCGAACGCCTGTTCTGTGGTCCGAACTCGTTGAGCGGCGAAGACGTGATCCTGATCACCGTCAATTCCGAGGACAACCCGTGGCTTCCCGAGGTCCTGAGGAAGGAGCGAGAGGATGCATATCGCCGCGATCCGGAAAAGGCCGACTGGGTCTGGGGCGGCAACTACAGGACGATCTCCGACGCCAACGTGCTCAAGGGCATTTACCGCAAGGAGGCATTCGAGGTCTTGGATCACTGGGATGGCCCTTACCAAGGGATGGACTTCGGCTTCGCCAACGACCCGACGGCTGCAGTCCGCTTCTACATCTTCGATAAGTCCCTCTACATGCGACATGCGGCGGGCACCGTCGGGCTAGATCTCGATGTGACCGAGAAGTACATGGTGGAGCGCATTCCGAATTGGGACAAGTACCATACCCGATGCGATAACGCCCGACCCGAGTCTATCTCGTACCTGAACAAGCACAACAACGGCAAGTACTCGGCGGCCGACAAATGGCCAGGGAGCGTGGAGGACGGGGTTGCCTGGTTGCGCCAGTTCGACGAAATCGTGATCCACCCCGACGCCGACGAGTTCTATAACGAATGCCGACGGTACTCGTACCAGGTCAACAAAGCAGGGGACGTCCTCCCGAAGATCGAGGACGCATTCAACCACTACATCGACGCCACCCGATATGCCGCAGCGCCGCTGATCCGGAATAAGGGTGTGCCTCAGATACGGGGGCTATAGATTGCAGGGATTTCAATGTTGCCGCCATTCCGTTATGACGTACGGGCGGCCCGAACACACAAGGAGGCGTCTAGATGGGCGTATTTGACTTTCTGAAGAAGGCTTCGGCAGCATCCCGCCTTCTCGTCGTGAACCCAGGGCAACCGCGATGGACACCCCGCAACTACGCCCACTTTGCCAAGGAGGCCTACTCCTACAACGTCATTGCATACCGATCCATCAACCGGATTGCAGACGCCATTTGCTCGGTCGAATGGGAATACTGGCAGGGCGACAAGCAGATCGAAGGCGACAACCCACTGAAAGTCCTATGGGAACGTCCGAACACGTACCAGGGCAACGCCGAGTACCTCACGGCAGCGATCTCCTACCTGCTGATCGCAGGCAACTCCTATTCCGAGGCGATAGCGGGAACCCGTCAGCGAGGTCCGATCGTCGAGCTCCATGCACTCCGATCGGACCGGATGAAGGTCGTGCCTGACGCAGAGGGCCTGGTCTCTCGGTTCGTGTACCAGCACAACGGCAATTCGGTGACCTGGGACGTGGACCCGCTGACTGGAAAAGGGCCGATCCTGCATATGAAGATGTTCAACCCGTTGGACGACTACTACGGCATGAGCCCAGTGGAAGCAGGCGCCTTCTCGATAGACCAGCACAACGAAAGCATGAAATGGACGCAGGGCCTGCTCCAGAACTCGGCTCGGCCGTCCGGCGCCCTGGTGACCAGCGACACAACTCTCGGAGACGAGCAATACGCCAGGCTGCAAGCCCAGATCGAAGAGCAATACTCGGGATCGGCGAATGCAGGCCGTCCCATGCTCCTGGAGAACGGGCTGGACTGGAAGCAGATGGGCCTTTCCCCGACGGATATGGGCATTCTCGAGACCAAATACTCGTCTGCACGAGATGTAGCCCTGGCCTTCGGGGTTCCTCCGCAGCTCCTCGGCATTCCTGGCGACAACACCTATGCGAACTACAAAGAAGCACGCCTGGCGTTCTACGAGGACACGGTGCTTCCCCTCCTCTCGTTCATCCTGGGGTCGTACAATAACTGGTTCGAGGAACCGTTCGGAGGCCTGGAGGTCAAGCCGAACCTGGACAGCATCCCGGCGATCGCCGATAAGCGCCAGGAGCTCTGGGCTTCGATCGACAAGTCGACCGAGCTCACCATTGACGAACGCAGGGAGGCGAAGGGTTATCCTCCCCTCGCAACTGTCGTCCCTGGCGAAGACGGGAACCGCCTTATGGCTCCGACACCCTCCGACCCTGCGGAAGAGGATGACCCTGCGGAAGAGGGTGACGAGGACGCACAAAAGCAGGCGAAACTGGTGGCTAAATACCTGGCGTATGGCGAATGAGCAAATGGCAATCCGTCCTTAAGGCCCGCAGGTTGCAGAAGAGGGTCTACGACAAGTATGCCCCGACGATTGCTGGGGTGCTGAACGATGCGATGCTGAATGGGATCGAGGGCATGGAGTTCGGCCGTCTGGACATAGACCCGCTGTATCTCCGCCGTCTCGAGACCGCCATGAAAGCCATGTATCGGGAAATCACCCGGAGCGCCGCGGAGGAGCTCGTAGACGTCCACAAGGCTGGTTTCCAAGGGCTATCCACCAAAGCCTCCTTAGACGAGTTCTACGATCGTATTTATCAGGAGTTCCTGGACGAGTTCGGGTCGAAGAAGATCGTCAGGGTCTGGGAGACGACCAGGAAGCAGATCCGCGACATTGTGGCCAAGGGCCTGAAGGAGGGTAAGTCCCTGGAGGAGATCGCTGAGGAGATCCGGAAGACCTCCAGGAACTTCACGAAGCTGCGATCGGTCGTCATTGCCCGAACCGAGACGCACGGAGCCTCGATGTACGCCAGTCTGAAGAGCGCCAAGAGGTCAACCTTGCCGCTCGTCAAGGAATGGGTCTCGGTAGAGGATGCGAGGACGAGGGATAGCGGGGAAGGCGACGGGATAGTCGACGAGTTCGACCATCGGAACATGAACGGGCAGAAGGTAGGCATGGACGACCCTTTCCAAGTTCCGCACAAAGCGGGGTTCACCGAGAACCTCATGTTCCCTGGCGACCCCAACGGATCGGCCGCTAACGTCATCAATTGCAGATGCGGCATGGTGTATGTGACCGATGACACGGGGATGTGGGAGGAGGTCGACGAGGGTCAGGCTACACGCCCGATCACCCCTGCGGAAGAGGATGCTCTCCCGAACGAGACGCAGCGTCTCTTGGACCGGATCACCAAGCTCAAATTCATCCAGGAGAACCGCGCCACCGCTTTCGACGGAGCCAACGAGGACTTCCTCAAGGCCGTCCTTGCTGGCGGAGATCTGGACTACATGATCTTGGACGAGGGCGGTGCATATGCCGACTTTCGAGGCGGCCTGTCTATGGGCAAGCACGTCCCTGGGTCCGAGAGGTATGATACCGTCTTCCGCCACGAGCTCGGACACGTCCTGGACCTTAGGATGGCTCAGGCCCGAGAGCCTGGGGTCCGGAACCACAAGCTCTTCGCATCGTTCGAGGCCATCAAGGAGATCGAGGCCGACCACAATGACCTGCGGAGGCAATTGTCGTTCAAGACCATCAATCAGGACCCGGTAATCGAAGAACAAGACTGGCAGATAGAGAACGAAGAACTGTCGTTCAAGTTGATCAAGCAGATCATGGACGAGTACGACGACAAGGAGAAGGTCATCCAGACCTACGTCGGGGACGGCATAACGCTCGACGATGTGAAAGAGTACTACGGCTTCAAGCCCGGCGCTGACATGGACATGGACGAGGTGGCCACATTTGCCGTCTCCTACGACGGGGGTGATGCATATGAGCTCCTGCATGCAATGCCGAAGGCCCACTATTCCGCCCAGTCGACGGAATATCGGGTCCCTCCTCGCCTTGCAGGCCCACAAGACTCGTACGAGGCCTCGGCAGGCTACGACCCCGATCGCCGCGCTGGGAACTTCGCCTTCGGCCACGGCCAGGAATACTATGAGTACGGCCTGAACTCTCCATCTCGCATCCCGAAAGACCTGAAGGCCGAGAAATACAGCGGGTACGCCTCCGGCCAGATGTTCGCTAACTGGTTTGACGCATACGGCGACCCGAACCCAGTGGCTTACACCGTCTACAAGCGGCTATTCCCGAGGACCAGCAAGAAGTTTGAGGAGATGGTCAAGGCATTCGTGAAGGAGAAGGGCGTATGATCACCACACTGGAAGAGTTCCGCTTTCGGAGGCGCAACGACAGGGATCGAGAGATCCTGGAGGCGTATGTCGAGAGGTTCGGCCCGCTTCCCGATCGCAGGGCGCTTCCGCCGGATGAGCTCGACAGGCTCGTGGAGATGTGCGAGGAGGCGTTGAAGAGCGGTGACCCTGCCAACTTCACGGTTCCAGACCTCCCGCCGGGAGTCACAATATGACAAGATGGACAGAAACAGTCTGTTTCGTGTACAGATGCAGGCACAGCAGCGGAAGGGGTTGAGGATGGAACTCAAGCACCTCGATATAGACTTCGAGATCAAAGCGGCGGAAGGCGGGCTCTTCGAGGGCTATGCTTCGACCGCGGGGAACGTGGACCGAGGCGGCGACGTCGTGATGGAAGGGGCATTCTCCAAGTCCCTGGACCGCTGGAAGGCAAAGGGCAAGCTCCCGAAGATGCTCTGGCAGCACGACCCCGACAAACCGATCGGCGCCTGGACCGATATGTCCGAGGACGCAAAAGGGCTTTACGTCAAGGGCAGGCTCCTCACAGATCTGGCCTTAGGTAAGGAGGCATACACCCTGGTGAAAGAGGGCGTCATCGACAGCATGTCCATCGGATACCAGACGAAAGACTACGATTATGAAGGGGCTGGCAGCCAGAAGGTCCGCCAGCTCAAAGAGGTGGAGCTTTGGGAGGTCTCGCTCGTGACCTTCCCGATGAACCCACAAGCCGAGGTTACGGGCGTCAAGCAATTGACGACCCGAACAGACCTGGAGCGCATACTTCGCAAGGAAGGTGTCCCAGGGAACTTCGCCAAACTCATTGCCCTGTATGGCTTCGAGGAGGCGGTCAAGCGAACAGACGGACAGCGCAAGGCTGACGGCGTCGCGATTGAGCAGGACGCTGCAAGGCGTCTTATGGAAACCCTTAAGGCAAGAGAAGGATTGATCAATGCCCAAGGATGAAATCACGCTCGACGAGATGGCGGCAGCCGTCGAAGCGGGTAATAAAGCGTTCGAGGAGTTCAAGTCTAAGAACGACGAACGCCTGAAAGAGGTTGAAGGCAAGAACTTCGACGATGTGGTCCGCAAGGAAGAGCTGGAGCGCATCGAGAAGAGCATCGCCGACGCCCAGGAGATGAACGAGAAGATGGCAGCTCGTCTGAAGCGCATCAATCGTTATGGCGACGCAGGTTCCGAGGCCGCTGAAGAGCGCGAAGAGAAGGCGTTTACCTGGTGGGCGAACACGATGGCCGCGAAAGGCCAGAAGGTCACCCGCGATCAGTTCACCGAGGAGAAGCAGGAAGAAGTGGAGGCCTACAAGAAGGCGTTCAACAAATTCATGCGCCACAAGGGTGACGACAAACTGATGACCGCGGAAGACCTCAAGGCGCTTTCGGTCGGTTCCGATCCTGACGGTGGCTACGTCGTAGACCTCGACACTTCGGGCCGCATGGTCATGCGCATCTTCGAGACTTCCCCGATGCGTCAGTATGCATCCATCCAGAACATAGGAACGGATGCACTCGAAGGGCTCCACGACAACGACGAGGCCGCATTCGGCTGGGTCGGTGAAACGGGTGCACGCTCCGAGACGAACACCCCGCAACTCGAGAAATACCGCATTCCGGTCCACGAGATGTACGCCAAGCCGTCGGCAACCCAGAAGTTGCTCGATGACGCGTCCATCAACATGGAGGCCTGGCTGCAATCGAAGGTTGTGGATAAGTTCGCACGGGCCGAGAACCTGGCGTTCGTATCGGGGTCGGGCGTTGATCGTCCGCGTGGCTTCACCACATACCCTGACTATGCTTCGGCAGGGACCTTCGAGGTCGGCGCCATTGAGCAGTTCGACACAGGCGTCAACGGTGGCTTCGCAGCCGCTCCGGCGGGCGGCGACGCACTTATCAATGCCCTGTACGGCCTGAAGGCACCTTACCGTGCAAACGCTACCTGGTTCATGAACCGGAGCACCACGGCGAAGGTCCGTCAGCTGAAGGACAGCGATGGCGCTTACCTCTGGCAGCCAGGTATCCAGGCGGGTCAACCTGCCACGATCCTCGGTTATCCGATGGCCTCGTTCGAGGACATGGCTAACTCGACGGGCACGGGCGCTCTCGCTATCGCCGTCGGGGATATGCGCGAAGCCTACCAGATCGTCGATCGCATCGGCGTTCGGGTCATCCGCGATCCGTACTCCAACAAGCCTTATGTCGAGTTCTACTCGACGAAGCGCGTTGGTGGCGACGTGGTGAACTTCGAGGCACTGAAATTCGTCTGCTTCAAGGCCTAAGCCTCGGTAGATGAACAAGGGTCAGGCCGATGATGGCCTGACCTCCCACAGAGAGGCCTTCCTGGCCTAGCATGTAAGGAGAAACGCTAATGCGTGATATGCTGAACAACAAGCAGGTGGTTCACCTGGGCAACGTGGCAGTCTCGGGAACTTCGCCCGCGACTTCTGCCTACGTTGACCTTCGTGGTTTCGACGCCTGCACGATCATGGTCGTGGCGAACACGATCACAGACGCTGGTACCGCTTCCGGCTTTACTGTCACTCTTCAGGAAAGCGAAGACACGGCAGGGGCATCCGCTTCCACCGTCGCCGCCGCAGACGAAGTGGATGGCAACGTAACCCTGACGGAGACCGCCGACGACGCCGACAACACGGTGATCGGTGGCTTCGGCTACAAGGGCAACAAGCGCTATGCTGGGATCACGGTCACAGGCACCACAGGCTCCGACGCTGACCTCTCGGTCATCGCCGTCCTGAACAAGCCGCACCGTGCTCCGACCGACTTCGTCGGCACAGCGGTAGCTCGTACCTAACCTTAGCACTCCTGGGGCTTTCGGGCTCCAGGAGACCCCAAGGAGTACCGCATGAAGACCGCACGAATGATCGTCCGCTATGGCCCACATCGTCCTGGCCGCACCGTCAAAGGCCCGATCGCTGAAGAGATGATCGCAAAGGGAATGGCCGTCGACACGACACGTCCCGAGGACGTCACCCCTGCGGAAGAGGATGTGAAACCGAAGCCCAAGCCCAAGCCGAGAACTAAGAGCGCTGGGGCTGCCCCTGAAAACAAATCGAAGGACTAGCACATGGCCACCTTTGTCAAAATCAACGACTTCGCCGAGGATCTGGCGAATGGGGTTCACAACCTGAACTCCAACACTCTCCGTCTGGCGCTCAGCAACACGGCTCCCGGATCTGAGACCTCAAACCCCACAGCCGACGGGAACGGGGTTCTGGCGAACGTCACGCAGATCGCTTACACGAACGTCAGCGGCGGGGTAGCTCCTACCCTCGACTCTTCTGTCGTCTCCTTGTCTTCGGGCACGGCAACGCTTGACGCCGCAGACGAGGTCATCCTGGCTTCTGGTGGCGCCATTCCGACATTCCGGTACATCTACCTGTACAACGACACCCCAGCGGGTGATCCGTTGATCGGATACTGGGACTACGGATCGGCGTTAGACCTGGCAGACGGCGAGCAGCTCACGGTTCAGTTCGACGCTAGCGGCATCTTGACGGTGGCTTAAAATGGCGGACATGACCCTCGAGGATCTGAAGAACCGCATCCTGGAGACGGGCTATTTGCCCGACTGGCTCAAGGATAACGTGGGCCTGATGGGGTCAGTGACCAGCCTCGTCCTTCCTGCCACAATCCCACCCCAGCCCGAGACCAAAAAGTGGTGCCCGCTATCCCGTGTGAACCTGGCACAAACGCCAGGCAGCAACGATAGCTTCAACCGAATGGTCAGGGCTTTGCCTGGAGGCGGGACGGAGATCATAACCGTTGGGTCTTTCTGCATCGAAGGTGCTTGTCAGATGTGGACTGGAGAGGACTGCGGCCTCAAGGCCTTCAGCCCGACGATGAAGACCTTCTTCAGCGGGGAAAGCGCACAGCTTCGGGTCCTGGTCGGGCAAGTCGTTAGCGAGATGAACGAAAGCCAAACCCAGTCGGCCGAACAGCATGCCGAGACGATGGACCAGGTCGATGAAAGCCAGGCCCTTATGCAAGAGGTGAATACCACAAATGACCCTGGTACAGACCCTTCAGCCTCGGGAACGTGAGGCGGTAAAAATTCGTCAATACATCCTTGATAGCGGAGGGAAGTGCCGACCCGTCGCGGCGAGGATGATAGCAGCATTGATCGAAGATCATGACGGTTTGGTCCATTACGAAACCTTGTGCACCCGAATGGCGGCGTTAGGGTACGCCTACACCACAGACACTGATATCAGGAACTATGTTCGGCACGCCAAAGCGGCGCTGGCGTCCATCGGGTCGCAGGCTAAAATCGTCAACTACTCAAGCATGGGCTATTCTTTGAAAGGGGATATTTATGCTAGCAACTCCTGAGCTTTCCGTCGGGAAATGGGCAAAGGCCTTAAATGACCTTTCTGCTTTGTTCTCGGCAGTTCAATCCCAGACCGGAGACTTGAGCTTCCAGATAGTCAACGACATCCAACGACGTCGGGCTGAAGTTGAGCGGGCGTATCTTGATATAGTGGCCGATGCACAAATCGCTCCCACCCTTATTGCAGCTAACGTGTCGGATCGCGGAGGCCCTTCTACGAATGCAGAAACGGCTTCATCCCATCAGGCCCTTATGGCTGCACTTGACGCATGGGAGCCTGTTGTACTGGTCGCAGCCCGGGCACCGACGAAGGCTGCAATTGTTGGGGTTTCGTCCAGAAACCTAAACGGGGTGGACCTAAAGCAAATAGAAATGGCGTCTAGCATCCCAGCTACGTTCGCCGACCCTATAAGGACTGGAGCAGAGGCAAACGCTGTCGCGTCGGCCTTGGCGGCTCTCGGAGCCTAACCAATGGCTATTTCGGCCACCACTGGTAGCCCCTCGATCACTGGGTCTGTCTCCTACGACGGCAAGACGGGGACGGTCTACGACTGGACGAGCAGCGGCTCTTTTACAACTGACGGCGCAACCGAGGTCTACTATCTCGTTGTCGGCGGCGGCGGTTCTGGTTCGAGTGACTTGCAAAGGGGCGGCGGCGCTGGCGCAGGGGGCATGGTCGGAGGCACCGTCACTGACAAGTTCACTTCCGGAACCGAGACCTACACCGTCACCGTAGCGGCGGGGGTTACGTCAGAAGCGACAACTGGTAATAACTCAAGCATCACCGGCACAAATGCTCCGACAACTGCATTAGGTGGTGGGTTCGGTGCTGCTAGAGACGTGGGGGGCGACGGCGGTTCTGGTGGCGGTGCCGGTGGCGACCTTCTAAATATAAGAGCTGGTGGCGCAGGAACTGCTGGTCAAGGTAACGCCGGCGGCGCGTCTGACGGTGATAACTCCTCTATCCTTTCCGCCGGTGGCGGCGGTGGCGCTGGTGCAGCAGGCGATGACGCTGTCGCCCCTGTTTCGGGGGACGGCGGAGACGGCCTTTCGTCTTCGATCACCGGAACTGCTGTAACATACGCCGGAGGCGGTGGCGGTGCTATAA